AGCCCCTAGTTCCCTATACAAATAAAGGAGGGCGTGGAAGTGGAGAAAATTTTTTATCCAGCTGTTTTTGAAACGGAAGAAAAGGCTTATTCCGTATACTTTCCAGATATTGATGGGTGCAACACCTACGGGGAAACTATGGAAGAAGCGTATCAGATGGCGATTGAAGCATTGGGGTTGATGATTTCCTATTTGCGTGATGAAGGGAAGGAGATTCCCGCTCCATCTAACCCAGTGAATATTAAGGTTGCAGATAACCAGGCGGTTGTAATTATTGAATTTGATTATGCGGATTATCTCAAAAAGCATGAGTCAAAGGCAGTGAAGAAAACGCTTACTATACCGTCTTGGCTGAACGAAGAAGCTCAGGCCGTGGGAATTAATTTCTCGCAAGTATTGCAGGAAGCGTTGATGATGAAATTAGGAAAATAAGAAATTCACAAAAGGAAATCCGGTAAGGCCGGGCGAAAATCCCTACCCACATATTGACTATTGTCACCAGTAAATGTAATATGAAACAAGCAGGAGGTGATAGCCATGAGTCAGCGGGATTATTGTGAATGTAAAGAAAACACTGGAACAACAACTGGCTTTGAGTATGATTGGGGGTATTGGGATGTGTGCACAAAGTGTGGGAAACGCTTTGAAGATGGACATCATTTTTATAACCATTACGATGGCGAAGATCATGATGAAGTAGATATTTTTTAGCTAAGAAAAGCACCTATATATTTTTAGGTGCTTTTTGTATGTAATAAATTTAGGTAGCACATAGTGGGATCAGGCACTTCGGCGGGGTAGTGCAAAATATTTAAAATCGAGGAGGAGGAATAGCAATGACAGTAAATGTATTAGGTGCTAAATATAGAATAAAAGTTGATAATTCTCTTATAGAGAATGGTACAGATGGCGACTGTAATGATTACAAGAAACTTATTCGAATTCGCGACCCAGAAGAGATGCTTGACTCATCAGCAACAGCACAAGCTAAAGAAGAACGATGCCGGCAAGTAAAGAGGCATGAGCTTCTACATGCGTTTCTGCACGAATCAGGATTGGAAGAGTATAGTGCTGACGAAGTTTTGGTTGGTTGGATTGCATTACAGTTTCCGAAGTTACTGAAAGCATTCCGAGAAACAGAAGCGATAGAGGTGGAGGTAATCAAAACAGAATACCCCGCGCAGATCAATGAGGCATTAATGTTAGCAAGCAAAAAATTAGCAGAGAGGACTATAAGAGAAATAAGGAGAGGTAAAACAGTGTGAGGAGGAAGATAATGTGGACAGAAAACAAGTATTTCGGTGCAATGCCTGCAACAAAAATACTCCGCTGGTATATAAAACTGATGTAATCCGGGACGATATTGAACACACCTATGCGGAGTGCCAGCAGTGTGGGGCCAAGGTGACGGTCTATTATACAGATACTAATATCAGAGGAATGCTGGAGAAGCAGCAGAAGTTTGCAAAGCGCGGCATGATGATAAAGCAGCGTCAGTTGGCGGCAGAGATTAAACTAGCGATTGATCAGCTGACAGAAATGATATAAGAAAAGAGGTAAGCCTATATGGGCGGATTAGAAAATCTAAGATATGAAAAATATGTGCAAGAATTAATAGCGGGAAAGACCCAAAGACAGGCTTACCGTGAAGCGTTTCCCCGCTCCAAAAACTGGAAGGATAAAACGGTGGATAGTAAAGCCAGCGATCTTCTAAAGAATGGTGATGATGGAAAGGTTTTGGAAAGGTACAATGAATTGCGGGATAGATTAGTAAAAGAGTCCGAGGATGAATGTATAGCGAAGGCGAAGGACGTACTAAAAGAACTGACGCTAGTCGGGTTCTCTAATGCTGCAGATTATGCAAAGGTGGTAGAACGCGAAGCATATACCGAGGTAAATGGAAAAACAGTACCATTATTGGATGCAGAAGGAAATCCGATGAAGTATCGAACGGTAGAACTCGAACTTACAGAAAACCTTACAGAAGAACAGCAGAAAGCACTTTCAGTCATAAAAAAAGGACGGGACGGATTAGAACAGAAACCGTGTGATAAATTAAAGGCACTGGAATTGCTTGGTCGATATCTGGGGATGTGGAATGATAAAATGAACGTATCGGGGAGCGTGGAAGTAAACAACCCGTTTGAAGGATTGACGACTGATCAGCTCAAGAAGATGATAGACGATGGATAAAGAATTAATTAAATTTGGTGCAAAGGCAGAACTCGCGCGGCGTGAGTTCTTTTCTTATTGCCAGCTCATGGCTCCTGACTTTTATAAGTCCGACCGGAATTATCTTGTTGATTTGTGCAAACAGTTTCAAAGCTTTGTCGAATCTCCAACTGAAAAAGTGATGATAGTAAATGAGCCACCACGGCATGGCAAAAGCCGAACCGCTGGCAAGCTGGTTGAATGGGTTCTTGGTAAAGATCAAACTCAAAAGATTATGACTGGCTCGTACAATGAGACACTATCAACTATGTTTTCAAAAAATGTCAGGAACACGATTTCGGAAGAGAAAGCAGATACATTAAAGCCTGTTTATTCAGATGTTTTCCCATCAGCTAGAATAAAGCGCGGAGATGGCGCTATGAATCTATGGAGTCTGGAAGGTGGCTATAATAACTATCTTGCAACATCCCCAACCGGTACTGCTACGGGGTTCGGCGCATCGTTGATGATTATTGACGATCTGATTAAGAATGCTGAAGAGGCTTATAACGAAAATGTCAAAGAAAAGCACTGGGAATGGTTTACAAATACCATGCTGTCCAGATTGGAAGAGGGCGGTAAGATAATCATCATCATGACCCGGTGGGCGAGTGATGATCTGGCGGGTAGGGCACTTGAATTTTACGAAGAGCAGGGCATTCCGATTAGGCACATATCCATGAAAGCCCTTTTGAATAATGAAACGCATGAAATGTTGTGCAGTGAGGTTTTATCCTATCGGTCATATCAACAGAAGATTAATGCAATGAGTGAAGAAATTGCGGCAGCAAACTATCAGCAGGAGCCGATTGATAAGAAAGGGCAATTATACTCAAGGTTATTGGAATACGAGCCGGCCGACATGCCACAATTTATGCGCATATTCTCCTATGGAGATACAGCGGATGAAGGAAGTGATTATTATTCCATGTTTATTTGTGGAGAGTCAGCAACCCATGACTGCTATGTTCTGGATATTATATACACCAAAGAGCCGATGGAAATCACGGAGCCATTAACAGCAGTGAAACTGATCGAAAATAACGTTAATTACTGCCTAATAGAGTCAAACAATGGCGGCCGGGGATTTGCCCGGAATGTGAAAACAGAAGCTGAAAAACGATCATGGTTTAAAACCGTGATTGATTGGTTTCATCAAGATAAAAATAAAAAAGCCAGGATATTATCTAACTCAACCTGGGTTATGCAGCACATATTTTTCCCAAAAGGGTGGCGTCACAAGTGGCCCGAATTATATAAGGCGCTTGCTAAATATCAACGAGAGGGCAAAAATGCTCATGACGATGGGCCGGATGCCCTGACCGGAATCGCAGAAGTAGCCCAGGGAAAACGGCAGCCGATAAATGTTAAGAAGACTATTAAAACCTTTAAACATTTAGGGTTATAAGGAGGAACGGAAGTGGACGAAAACATAAAATTATTGTCGGGGAAGCGCTTTGATGACGAGGCCAATACGGTTTACAGAGTGCCGGGTGGCGCATTGCCAAAGAAACGACTGCTTATCGGTAATGAATCAATCGAAATGTTTGATTATGAAAACGATGAAATGAAGAAAATAATTATTTATTTCATCAGGCACCATAAAGAGCACCAGGTTCCCCGACTGCAAGAGTTAAAAAGATATAGCGAGTCAGATAACAACATCAATTACAGGGAGGCCAAAAAGGATCCTTATCGTGCCGATAATCGAATAACTTCAGATTTCGCCAATTTCATTGTAACTTTTAAACGCGGAGTGGTGGTCGGAAAGCCAATACAATATACCGGAGAGGGAAAGGTTACAGAGTGGATCGCTCAATTCGCTAAGCGGATTAATGACCACTACCATAATCAACTCATGGTTGATGATTGCATGACTTACGGCCGAGCGTATGAGCAGACATATCGAGACGAGTATTCCGAGGAGAAGGTTGCGAAACTGGATGTCCAAGAAACATTTGTGGTATACGATACAGTAATAGATGGTCCATCGTTATTCAGCGTCCGTTATTACAGTATTAAAATATTGGATAAGACCACAACAACTATTGAAATAGTTGATAAGGACGGTATTAAAACGGTATTCACTTGCGAAAAAGAAGACTATGACAAAATGAAATTGAACATGGAAGAGTCAGGTGAAACTTTTTTCAATGCTGTTACCGTGACAGAATGGTACAACAACGAGAAGAGAATGTCAGATTTTGAACCCATGCTGCCAAACATTGACGCTTACGACTTGAGCCAGTCAGAATTGGCAAATTTCCAGCAAGACAGTTCGGACGCATATTTAGTTATTGAAGGGAACCCTTTGACAGGCGTAGCGGCAGATGATGAAGGCGATGCATCGGAAGGCGAAGAAGATCCAATGGAAGTATTAAAGGTCATGCGAGAAGCCAGAATGCTTATACTTGGAGAGCCAACCGTTACGTCGGATGGTAAAATCGGGCCAAACCCCAAGGCGTACTATCTAAAAAAGGAATATGATGCTGAAGGGGCTGAGAAATATAAAGACAGACTGGTGGCTGACATCCTTAGATTTACATTTTTGGTTGACTTTACCGATGAAAATCTAGGGGGCAATAACACTGGGATTGGCTTGCAGTGGAAAGGCTGGGGAACCGATAACAATATACAGACAAAGGAGCGGCTAATTGAAAAAGCTATAATGCGCAGATTCAGGCTCTTGGGCTATTCATGGTCCCTTACAAAGAATCAGCCCTACGAAAATATATACGAAGAGATAAATAACATAGGACTGAAATTCACACCGAATGTACCAAAAAGTAAAACGGAACTTATTGAAGTGATTCAAGGGTTGGAGGGTATTGTCTCGGAGAGAACTATCTTGGAAATGGTTGAAGCATTGACAGGGGTAAAGCCAGATGCGGAAGAAGAACGGATTAAGGCCGAAAAGCCGGAAGATCCAACAAGGAGAGATTATGGCGGTGAGGACGTAGAAGAACCAGACGAAGAGGTGGAAGGTGGCGACCCAGAGGATGAATAGCCGAGATTACTGGAAGAAGCGCGAGGCCGAACAATTAGCTAGGAATATTCGGGATGAAGCACAGTACATAAAAGTCATTAACGGGTACTACGACTACATGATGGATCAGGTGCAGCGAGAGATTAACGGTTTTTATACCAAATATGCTAAATCCGAAGGGATTACAATGCCCGAGGCCAGAAAAAGAGTATCTGAGCTGGACATAAAGGTGTATCAGCGAAAGGCTAAGAGGTATGTGGCAAATAAGACCCTTACCAAAGAGGCCAACGCCGAGATGAAGATATACAACGCCACAATGAAGATTAACCGGTTAGAGATGCTAAAGGCAAATATTGGCTTGGAGCTGGTGGATGGGTTTGATGATCTGCAGAAGTATTTCGATAAGGTACTTACGGATCGCACCTTGGCTGAATTTGAACGACAAGCTGGAATCCTTGGTGGGACGATCCGAGACAACCAAAAGGCAGCTCATGCAATTGTCAACGCATCGTATAAAAATGCATCATTCTCTGACCGGATATGGATGTATCAGGATATGCTAAAAGCGGAGCTGTCAAAGTTGTTGCGGACTGGTTTGATACAAGGGCGGAATCCACGGGAGCTTGCCCGGCACTTGTCAAAACTGTTCGGGGTGAGTAAAAGCGATACAGTGAGATTGATGCGGACGGAACTTGCCAGAGTACAGATTGAAGCGCAAAGGCAATCGTACGAACGATTCGGATATGAAGAATATGTATTTATCGCAGAAGCCACCGCGTGCCCTGATTGTAAAGCTCTAGACGATGGAAAGCCGCACAAAACCAAAGACATGATGCCCGGAACGAACGCGCCGCCAATACATGCCAATTGTCGATGCAGCACAGCGGCATATATGGAACGAGAAAAGTTTGATAAGTGGTTACAGGTGCAAGAAGCATATAGCGAAGCAATGAAGAACGAGCCGGAAATAACGAAGCTATTGCAAAATATAGCGACAGATACCGACACACAATTAAAGGGGTTAGAGTATCGACTAAAAACACCAGACAGCATATCAAGAAAGCTTAAAAGTGAACCGGATAAAAAGATACGAGACGCGTTACGATATACTTATGAATTACCCACAGAGGAGTATGTTGACAAATACAATAAAATCATTGAAAGACTTGTTAAAAAAGGTTATACTGTAAGTGCAGTAAAGAATTATTGGTCTCAAAAGAACAATCCCTATAATGGCTTGAATACGAACCTGTTTAGCAAGGGAAACTATGAATTTGAGGTTCAATATCATACGAAAGAGTCTTTGTCTGTTAAAGAGGAAATCCATAAGCTTTATGAACGATGGCGAATACTTGAAGATAAGTCTTCGCAAGAGGCAGTATCTTTAAGGCAGGCAATGCTGGAGATTTCAGCACAAATGAGCGTTCCCGAGGGAGTAGATGAGGTGAGGTAGATGGGTACAACGTTTTATTTTATCAAAGACTTAAATTTAATAGGAAAACAGGAAAACTACATTCCGTACATCTACGAAAGAGGCAAAGGCTGGGAGGTAGACAATAGCAACGTGCTGATGGATAGAATTATGGGATATTCAGAGGTCGAGTTAACAGGATCCCCGTATGCAATCGGCAACACTGACATTATGGAATCTGTTTCTGAAATCACGGAAGCAGAGGCAAACAAATTGATAAAAGCAATGTAACAGCACCTATCCAACAACGGCAAGGTGCTATTTTTATACCCAATTTCAGGAGGTGAAAACTTGATTGAAGTAAGTGTCCGAGAGGATGGCATAGTGGTAACAGGTCATGCAGGATATGCGGAAGCAGGCAAGGACATTGTTTGTGCTGGCGTATCAACATTGTTCCAAACGATGTTAAAATCAATTGGAGGATTAACTACAGACAAAATAGAATACGATATTGTGCCGGGAGCGTCAGCGATGCGGTTTAGGAATCTATCAGAGAAGTCTAAAACTTTGGTGGATTCCTTTTATATTGGAGTTGTGTTGATCGCAGAAGAGTATCCGGGATATGTGAAAGTTATTTAAAATCCTGTAAGCGGGGCTTTTAAAATACAGAAAATCAGAAAGGAATGCAGATGCGGAAAATTGAACATAGGGGAGAACTCATGCTGGGGTAAGTTCCTAGCCTCCCCAGATTACTCGATGAGACGCAGCGAAATGTTGCGCCTCTTTTTGATTCCATAGGTAGGATGGAAAATATTGTCTTTTGCCAAATTATGTGGTATAGTTATGCAAACTTAAATACTAAATGAGGAGGAAAAGTCATGGGAAAAGCACCGAGCAAATGTCCGATGTGCGGCGAAGATAATCAGTGGAAAAAGGTGGATGTAAGCAAAAAGGGTTTTAGTGTTGGCAAGGCTGTTGCGGGAGGGGTCCTGTTAGGCCCTATTGGCCTCATGGGAGGGGCATTAGGAAAGAAAAAAGAGGCGTATTATTGTGGTGAGTGTGGATTCAACCACGAATATTAAATTTTAATAATCAGAGCATCTATCGAAAGATAGGTGCTTTTATTATACAATTATGCCTTTTATGCGCTAGGCATTAAAGAAGCGTGGCAAGCCGATGGGCGTAAAACAGAAGGAGGAATTGACCATGAAAAATTTAGAAGCACAATTTGAAATCTTTAAGAGTGAACGGCCCCGAATCCCATTGAACTTAACATTATTTGGCGATGATGGAGGAGATAGCGGAACTGATGGCGACGATGGCAAAGGTGACGGCAATCCCAATGACGATGGTGCGGACGATGGCGACGGTGGCGATAAAAAGCCTGAAATTACACCAGAAGTCCAAGCGGTCATTGATGCAGCCGTGGCGAAGGAAAAGGGTCGCTTAAAACGGCAATTTGAGAAAGACAAAAAAGAAGCTGTAGACAAGGCGGCAATGCTGGCTAGCCTATCCGAGGATGAGCGCAAAAGGGCCGAGGAGGCTGACAGGATTGCGGACCTCGAAAAGCGCGAAAAGGAAATTCAGTACAAAGAATACAAACTCGAAGCAGCGTCACAGCTGAAAGAGCACGATCTGTCTGCTGAATTTGCAGATATGGTGCTTGCTGAAGAACCAGAGCAGACCGTCAAGAACATCAAAGCTTTAAGGGCGCAAATTGATGCAGAGGTGGAAGCGGAAGTCAAAAAAAGATTGGCTGGCAAACCACCAGCAGCAGGAACCGGTAGCACAGCCGTAAGCACCGGCGAACAGATGGCGAAAGCCAGAAATGAAGAAAAGAAACCACAGGGGATTGACCCCTGGAAGTAGAAGGAGGAAATAAGAATGTATGTAAAACCAACAGAAACCGTAAAAGAGATTAATTTTCTGAAAAGTGCAAAATTTGTATCGTTTACCTATCAGGCGGATGCAGGTATGAGCGGCGTGGTAAATGGCGTTCTGCCGGCAGGAAGTATTTATCCGGCTAATGACGCAACGGCAATTGGGATCACGATCAACGATGTGGATGTGTCTAACGGGTCGCAGCCGGTAGGGGTAATCGTAGAGGGCTATATTCTAAAAGAAAGATTACCGGTAGCACCAGCAAATGATGCAGCGGAAGCAATGAAAGAAATCAAATTGGTATAAGGAGGATATAAGAAAATGGCAGATATTTTAAAATTATTTAGCCCTAAGGTGGTATTAGATTACGTAAGAAACAGAGTGTATCCTGCTTTGCTTGGGGAAACACTTTTTACGGAAAGAAAGGTTGAGTCGTTGGAATTTGACGTGTTAAAGGCCGGTTCCAAGATTCCGACAGTAGCAAGTGTGCACGCATTTGATACTGAAGCGGAAATCGGCAGCAGAGAAGCAAGCAAGGCAGCGCAGGAACTTGGATTTATAAAGCGAAAGATGCAGTTGAAAGAAAAAGACCTAATCGCTCTTAGAAATCCGAGATCTGCGGCAGAGCAGGCGTACCTAGAGCAGAATGTATATAACGACATCGACACTCTAGTGCAGGGTGTACGCGCAAGGGTCGAGGTTATGCGCATGGAGGCTCTGGCCAACGGCTTGATTGTGATTAACGAAAACAATCTAAGCTTTACCGTTGATTATGGTGTTCCAGCAGAGCACAAGAAAACCCTGACAGGTACAGGACTTTGGTCTAACGAGAACTCTTCGCCGATGGCCGACATCCAGAAGTGGGCAAAAACGATGGATGAAACGCCGACAAGAGCTTTGACCTCCAGTGATGTGCTGATGGCGTTGCTGAATCACCCGGAAGTGTTGGAGTTGTTCAAGCGAATGGGTCAGCTTCCTACTGAGGGGAATTTAAATACCCTCATGACTTCTTACAAGCTGCCGAAAATTGCAACTTATGATAGTAAGTATAAGAAGCAGCTGGCAAATGGAACGTGTAGCAAATTGAGATATTTCCCAGCGCACAAGTTTGTAATGTTTGGTGAGACACAGCTTGGTGAATCGGTTTATGGCCCGACGCCGGAAGAAAGCCGGATGCTTGCAGGTGGCTCGAAAGATACTAAGGTCGGTAATATTTTCGCTACTGTGTATGAAGAAACTCTCGACCCGGTATCTACATGGTCAAAAGCGTGTGCGACTGCAATGCCAAGTTTCCCGGAAGCAGAAAACGTGTTCCAAGCGGAAGTAATTGCACCAGAAACCGGGGCGTAAAAGGGGGTACAGGTAATGTATAAAGTAATAAGAGATTTTACTGATCTGAAAGATAAAAACCACTTTTATCAAGCGGGGAAGGACACCTTCCCCCGGGAAGGTTTAGAAGTGGATGAGGAACGACTGCGGGAGTTAGCGGGTAAGGATAATAAGCAGGGTACCCCACTTATCCAATTGGATGAAGTTAAAGATACAAAGACTGGCACCAAGAGCACTAAGTCGCCGAAGAAAAAGACTGATGCCGATAAAAAGTAGGTGAAGCGCATGTTAAGAGATTTAAAGGTATTACTCGGATTCGACCCGAACAAGCAAGAGCCAATAGATGACAAATTGAGCCTGATTATGCGCCTTGCTAGATCAAGGCTGAAATTTCTACTCGAGGACCAAGAGCCACCAGAGAGCATGGATTACATAATCATTGATGTTGCGATTACAAGATATAATCGCATTGGAAGTGAGGGTATGAAGATTCAGAACGTTGAGGGGCTAAACCAACATTTTTTTGATAGTGACTTCGATCCCTTTATGGCCGACATACAAAAGGAGTTAGACAGGAGAAGGAATAAAAATTCAAGAGGGAGGGCGCGATTCGTTTGAGATTTGATACACCGGTTTATTTTCAGCATATCCAACAAGGCGAATATAACACCACTACCGGGAACTATGATTCAGACACACTAACGGAAAACGAGAGGTACGCAAACGTGTCAGACACTGGCACTAAAACAATGAACCTTGTATACGGGGAACTCCGGCAAGGTTCTTTTGTTGTTCGGCTGCAAAATCATTACACCCAACCCTTTGACCAGATCAGGATTGGCGATAAGCGATACCGGGTGGATCATAAGCGATCCCCGCGAAACAAGCAGACATTCGTCGTTAGCGAGGTGCAATAATGGCAAAGGGAATGCTTACCGGAGTAAATGAACTTCGGACGAAGCTGAGTAAGAATACTGACTTAAGTGCAGTTAGGAAAGTTGTGGCCCAGAATGGTGCGGAGTTGCAGGGAAAAGCGCAGAGAAAAGCGCCGGTAGATACCGGGACGTTGAAACGTAGTATAGGTCTGGAGCTATCTAACGGCGGAATGACTGCAACTAGTGAGGCTGAAGCGGAATATGGACCATACCCAGAATACGGTACCCGGTTTCAAGAGGCCCAACCTTACATGAAACCGGCCTTCAATGAGCAGAAGGAAACATTCAAGCGAGATATGAAGAAATTAACGGATTGAGGTGGTTAATATCGACCCACAACAGGAATTGTTTACAGAGCTATTATTACAGTTAAAAGCATTAGAATACGGCGTATACGATGGCTACCTGCCGCCACCTGGAACGCCGTATCCTTTCATTTACCTTGGAGATAGCCAGCAGACTGATGATGCGAATAAAAGCGCAGTCTTTGGCAACGTATTCCAGACAATTCATGTCTGGCATAACAATCCCAAGCAGCGCGGAACCGTCTCGGCTATGATGCTGGAGGTCAAACAGATCTGCCGGCAATTACAGCGCACAACAAACTTCGCGTGGGATTTACGCAATGTAAATCAGCGGATTATACCTGACAAGACAACAAAAACCCCTCTACTCCACGGAGTGCTGGATGTGGAGTGGAAATTTAATTAATGATGGAGGAATTTATAATGAAAATGAATTTACAGTTATTTGCAGAAGATGATTTGAAAGGGACGGCGGTATCCGGTAAAAAGATGATTTATCTGTATCGCCTGCTGAAAGATCGATCGACGGAGAGTGCTCAGCTTGTGGCGTATGTTACTGAAAACGGGCGAAGCGTCAGCATCGATGCGGAATCAACAGCAACCAAAGACGGGTCTATTCGTACTGCGGGGGTACCGGAAATTGAAATTAGTGGCACATCAATCTTGACAAAGGGTGATACCACGATTGACAAGTTGGAAGATGCGTCATTAGCCGGCGAGGTAATCGAAATATGGGAAGTAAACCTGGAAGAGCCGGGAGCGACTACGGGGAGGTATAAAGGTATGTACTATCAGGGATACTTAACGAGTTTTGAGAAAACATCCGCATCAGATGGGTTTGTAGAAATCTCACTGACATTTGGAATCAGCGGTACGGGGAAACGCGGAGATGTGACGGTAACGGAAGCCCAGCAAGAATTAGCAGGGTATGATTATGCGGACACTACGCCGGCAACAGGAGCTTAAGAGGGTGGTTTAGCCACTCTCTTTTTTAGGAGGAAAATAAATGGTTTTAACTATAAACAGCAAGGAATACGAACTTAATTTTGGGATTGGCTTTTTGAGAGAGACGGATAAAAAATACTTCGTGGAGAAGGCCGGTATCAAATTCGGAGCATCTATGGACCTAAAAATTCCGTATCTATTGGCCGGAGATACCGTAACTCTGTCAGATGTTCTTTATGCCGCTACTCATGCTTTAAAAAGCAGACCGGCACAAAAGGATATTGACACTTATATCGATTCAGCAGAGGATATTGAAGCCCTATTTGAAGAGGTGGTTGATGAATTAAAAAAGTCGAATGCTACCAAGGCCCAGGTGGCGAGGCTGCTGACGTTCCTAAATCCGAAAGCGGAACAGAAATAAAGGAATCATCGAAAGAAACTTATGAGCGGATACAGATTGAATGTATTCGCTTTTTTGGTATTACGGATTTTGCAGAAATGGATAAAATGACGCTCCGCGAATACCGGATACGAAAAGAAGCGCACCGCCTTGACCAAGCGGATACCGAATATGATCGACACTGGAGGGCTTGGCTTAACTGGAATGTCCAAGGAACCAAAAAACATGGTAAGAAAATAATGCCTGTGTATCGAACCTTTAGTGATTTTTATGACCGTAAAAAAAATACAGACAGTGCGCCAGAGGACGAGAGAAAAAAGAAAATGAAAGAAGCAGCAAAGAAACAGAGAGAAAGGAGGGAGCAGTCTGGAAACTTATAGTGTAATGGCGGTCTTGAGCGCCACGGACAAAAACTTTACCAGTACCATGAAGGGCGCCGGTCAGACAATGGATACACTGGAAAGTTCATCAGATAATACTCGGAGCTCTATTCTCAAAATTGCCGGAACAGCCGCAGTATTTAAGGCGATAGACATCGCCACGAATGCCCTTGTCGGCTCCTTAGACGGGGCGATAAGTCGGTACGATACTATGAATAAATTTCCCCGAGTTATGGAGCAGATTGGGTTTTCTACCGATGAGTCAACTGCATCAATAGATAGATTATCTTCTGGGATCGATGGGCTGCCTACGTCGCTTGATGCGATCACCGGATCAACACAGAGTATTGCACTTTTGACCGGGGATTTGGAGATGGCGACAGAAACTTCCCTTGCGCTGAATAATGCTTTTCTGGCATCAGGATCGGCGTCAGCGGACGCAGAGCGTGGACTGACACAGTACACGCAGATGCTATCCAAGGGAACCGTCGATATGCAGTCATGGCGAACATTGCAGGAAACAATGGGTTATGCCTTGCGTGAAACTGCGGTGGCTATGGGAATAGCATCTGGAGATACGAATGAATTATATGCGGCGATACAATCAGGAGAAAAGTCCTTTGCAGATATGAACACCGCCTTGATTGAATGTTCTACCCGGACCGGCGGATTTGCGGAAGTTGCAAAGACCGCCAGCGAGGGTATCGGCACATCCATGCAGAATGTCAAAACCGCAATGGTTAAGGGTATCACTACCATCATTGAAGCTACGGATAAAATGCTTGAAGATAATGGGTTCCCCAAGTTGGCTGGGATAATTGATAATGCGAAAGTCGGGATAAATGCATCTTCTTCAGCGATTGCTTCCAGCATTGGCACTATTGGGAAAGTGGTAATGACATTGTCTCCGGCATTAAAAGTAGGGGCGACTGCCTGGGTAGCCTATGAAGCTTCGCTCGGTATTACGAAAAAAGTTGATGCTGTAAGAAAATCCATGAATGAAGCACAGAAGGTTGCGAAGGCATTAAGCTCAGTGACGAAAGTAACAACAGGGCGACAGCCGCCGGGGATAAGGCGTCTAAGGCGGCGGCATTGTCAGAATCACTAAATACAAAGGCGAAAACCGCTTCTATAGCAGCTACAAAGGCGAAGACAGCAGCTGATGATCTGGCCAGAAAAGCGGTCGAAGCGAAAGCGGCAGCCGAAAAAGCCGGAGGGCTAAATACTACTCTTAATGCACAGGCAGAAACAGCGGCCGCAGCGGCTACACAAGCTAAGGCTAATGCTGACAATTTAGCGACTGTAGCAGCCACGAAGAATGCAGAAGCGAAAAGGGCAAATACTTTAGCTTCTACCACGGCTACGGCGGCCACAATAGCAGAAGCAGAAGCGGAGGCCGTGGGTACGGCGGCTACAACAGCTAGCGGGGCGGCCGCTTCGGTAAAAACTGTTATACTTGGTGGCTTGACCAGTGGTCTTGGTTTTGCGACTACCGCTCAAACGGCTTTTAATGCCGCGATGATGGCGAATCCAGTAGGGACCGTAGCGGCGGCAATGGCCGCTTTGGTTGTTACGGCTGGATTGCTCGGCAAAGCACTCAACAAGACCGAGACTAAGTATCAGAAACTAAAGAAATCCCAAGATGATTTTGTGGAGTCAGCAGATGAAGCACTGGGAGCAGTCGAGGAAACAGTTAATGCGTTTAACGATCAGATGGATGCGGCAAAAAGTACCGCGAAGGCTAATAAAGATCTGGCCGAAGAAATAGAGCAGTTGGTCAAGGTCGAAAAGAAGAGCGCCGACCAGAAAGCGTTGCTACAATCAAGAATTGACTCGCTAAATGCCTCAATGGAAGGTCTTAACCTTGCGTATGATGAAGAAACAAACACTTTGAATACTGGAAATGAAGCTCTTAAGAGCCGAGTGGAGGCGTATAGTAAGGTTGCTGAAGCGCAAACAGCGGAAGAACAAAGGGTGGCCTTGTTGGAGGCGGTTAATGCTGCCGAGGTGGAGTTAGCCAAGGCAACTGAACGCAAGTTAGAGCTACAAAGTCAGATGCATGATGAATTAAGAAATGGTGGCGAACAATTAGCTGGTTATACCAGTGCTATTGAAGAGGCCGCGGCCAAGGAGCAGGAGGCTAAAGATTATAAGGAACAGCTTATCGCTCAACAAAAAAGTTTAGACGCAGCCGTAACCATTGGATCAGCAGCACAGGCTGCGGCCGTCAGTGAAAGTGTTTCAACACAAATTGATCTGTACAGTAGCTTATCCGAATCTGCTGAAAGCACACTTAGTCGCGTGACCGATGCTTATGGAACGATGGTGAGCGGACTGACCGGATTGAATAAAGAATTGAAACTTGACACAGAAACAACATGGAAGAAGGTTCAGGATAATCAAACAAAAGCACTGGAATATACACAAGAATTTTCCGACTTATATTCACAAGCAATAAAAGCCGGTATAAGCGAAAGCTATTTGAATGCTATCGGAGTTACCGGTCCAGAAGCCCTACCCCTGCTCCGCGGGATGATGGAGGAAGGATGGGGAACCGTTGTAGATTCCCAATCCGACTGGGAGGCAGCATATAAGGGAGTAGGCGACACCTTTGCAAACTCCTTTGAAATGGGTGACGCTGAAAGGACCGCAATAAGCGAGTATGTAACTGGTTCTGCCGGTCTTCTTGGAACAATGCAATCCTCTATAGACGGGGCTGATTGGTCCGGTACGGGAATGAGCATAGGTCAAGGAATCGCGGATAGCATAAAGGAAGGCGCTCCGTTATCAAATGAAGCGATGCAGGGCTTGGTTGAAGAGGCTAAAACAGCGGTGGCGGACGCAGACTTTGCTACTCCTGCTCAAAAGTGGGCGTCTGATATAGCGACGAACGTCACAGAGGGTAGCGCAGGCGTGAAAACGGCTATGACCGGACTCGGAACGGACGGGGCGGCAGGGTACGCGGCGGGATTTGAAAGCGGAGCAGGCGGTATCAAAACCGCAGCGTCTAGTGGCGTATTGGCCGGTATCGAAGCAGCAAGAGCGGCACAAAACTCCAACAGCCCGTCAGTTGTGTATCAGGGACTTGGAACGGATGCTATTGCCGGTTATGTATTAGGAATAACGGGTAGTCAAGGGACTTTAGGTGCAGCAATGGCGGCAGCAATGCAAGTAGCGATAAAGGCCGCAAAAACAACCATGTCAAATGGCTTACGTTCGGTGATTTCTTCTGCAGGAACATCATTCAACCTATTAGGCTCTCTCGCGAAAACCGGCATGAATGGTATGAATGTAGCTATAAAATCCGGTACGGTAACGGCAAAGGCGTCCTTTATCACCCTTGGAGCGTCTGCTAAAAGCGGCATGAATATCATGAACACAGTAATTAACACGGGAATGGCCACATCTAATCGAACAATAGTAACAAAGATGAAGGCCAATGAGAGTACTACAAAAAGCGGTATGAGCGCAATGCAGACAGCCACTAAAGCTGGAATGAGCCAAATGACTTCCGCGATTGCTGCTGGAATGGCTACTGCTAACAGCAGAGTTGCATCCGGGAACAGTAGCATGATAGCAAAAGTACGTAGCTTACAAAGCAGTTTTTACAGCGCCGGGGTAAACGCATCACAAGGTCTTGCGAATGGTATTAACGCCAGAGCCGGTGCTGCAATAGCAGCGGCGAGCAACCTTGCAAATCGTGTTACGGCAACTATGCGAAATGCGCTGCAGATACATTCACCGTCCAGGGTAACCGAGAAAATTGGTGAGTATACAGCAGAGGGCGCAGCAGAAGGTATCCTCAATAAAATCGGGTATATTCAGCGAATTAGCGATAAACTGGCTGAAGCTATGGTACCAACGACAAGCATATCCGACCGATTGGCTTACGCCGGGGATTATTCCTTTGCTTCCAGTGATGACATGCTGAATTATGTATCGAATCAGACATATACAATTTATGTAACGTCTGAAATGGATGGTCGAAAAGTGGGCTACGGAAGTGCAACATATACTCAGGAAGCGATGGAAAAACAGACACGCATTAACAGCCGTAGGGCAGGAATAAGATAGGAGGGCAAATGTATAATTTCATAGATACTACAGAGTCTCAGGACGGCATTAGTTTGCCCCCTGAGGCTCTTTCAATTAACGGAGAATATATAGAACACCAGATTGCCGGATATTGGACACTACAAGTAGAAGGCCGGGAGCTGCTGGACACAGAGATATCCGATATGCAGGTAGGAAATTCTGCCGGCAGCCGGTACCGGAGTAAGCGGGACCCGGTAAGGGCGATTACAGTGACGTATCAGTTGCAAGCAGATACCCCGGAGTCTTTCCGGGAGAAATTCAATAAGCTTAATCAAATTTTGGATCAGGAGCAAGCGACTTTAGTGTTTGCGGATGAACCAGACAAATATTTCACTGGAACAAAAAGTTCAGTAGATTCCGCACCGCCCGGACGGTTGAATGTGGTGAGTCAGTTTACCATCTACTGTACTGATCCATACAAGTATTCTACTATCGAGAGAACAGCGAAAAATAGCGGTGCAACTATTACGATGATCAATAATGGCACTAAGGCAACACCAATCAACGTGTTTGCCACGTTCAAGTCCGACAACGGGTATCTGGGTCTTACTTTAGATGATCGGTTTTATCAGGTCGGAAAGCCCGAGGAAGTGGACGGGGTAAAGTTTGAGACGACCGATCTTTTGTTCGATGACCATTTTACACAGGATAGAGAGTGGTTGTTAAATCAGGGTGTTACCCCACCGGTTACAGCGGTTAGGGATCAGGTCGGTAACGTTCGATATGCCGTAGAAGTTCCAGGTGAAGGAGTTCTTGGCGAAGGATACGTTACGCCGAGCGGATATGGTAGCGGCGATAGTTGGCATGGCCCCGCGCTAACCAAGATTGTACCGGCGGATAAAAACGGACAGTACCCGACGAATTGGTACTCTTGCTACCGGTTTGACTTCAATACTGATGGTGCGGCAACTGCTGAAAAAGGCAAACAGGCCGGGCACCACAGCGTTACTTATTCGGATCAAAACGACAACATTATTTGCAGTGTGGTATTCGAAGATAATAACTACTCCCTAGAACGTTCCGACATGGTAATTTACATCGGCAACAAACGAATATGGGACACTAAAAATACTACAAGCTTTTACATCCGCGGACATGAGGGGCGGCCCGGTGGTGCTGCGATTGTGTGCGTTGAAAAAATCGGATCGCAGGTAAGCATTAAATTTAGTTTTGCCGGTATTAACAAAACCTTTTTCGTCGATGACGCGAGCGCACAACTACAGAAGGTAACATATTACAGCGCGCAGTATAAAACGTATCCACCCATTCGAAACAATCTTTTGCGGGCTATTCAGGTTCGTAAACATAACGTAGACAACTACAAGGATATTCCAAACTATTTCATGGATAGAGACACCTTGGAGTTGTACGGTAGCAATAATGAGCTGTATATAAACGGCATAAAAGACTGGGATCAGGTTGACATCGGCAGTCAGCCGCTGCTATTGCCGCCGGGAACGCATACATTAGGTCTTGCAGTATCGGAGTTTGCAGACCTGCCGGACGTAGAAATAAAATGGAAAGAGAGGTATTTATAATGCAATGGTTTATAATCGGACGCGATATGCACGTATTATGTAATCCGTCTACAGATACGCCAGACAGTCTGCCGATTGACGACAGCGGCAGCAATCTGGGGCAGGAGATTGTAATTACAAACAATGTAGCGACCGGGCTTTATGATTTTACAACAGACCCGGATCACCCTGATTCTGTCCATATCACCGAGGGTAATTATGTTGCCTTTAAGGATAAATACGGTAAAGATCGATTGTACACGATCATGACGATCGAAGGTGATGCGGAGTGGACCGTACACTGTGAAGACGTGGGTCTGGATTTGATCAACGAGGACACCAGCGCGTGGGATATTCCGGCGGAGTCGATAGCAAAAACTTTGAGCAGGGTATTATATGATACTGGCTGGGAAATCGGTATAAACGAAATCCCGGATCGGAGCAGGGCCACAAAGTACGAAGGTATCACAGACAGCCAATTGGCCCGCGTTGGAATGATCTGTAACACCTTTGAGTGCGAAGCTGACTTTGAAATAGAGATGCAAGGGTCGAAGGTGGTTAAACAGGTTGTAAATATATACAAAACCCTTGGCGAAGATATGACGCAGCAGAGGTTTATCGATGACATTAACCTAATCGCACTCAGGTACAGCGGGTCTATCGAAGATTTATGTACCTGCTTACGTTGCTACGGGAAAGAAAAAGAAGACGGAACCCCGACAACGATAGCGAATATCATCTATGATGATGGTCGCTATTACTCGGCGAAAGGGGATACTAGGATATACGACCGAGAGGCACGGGATAAATGGTCACGGTTCCGGGCGTACTACTACGACGGAGATACTTCCGGTGGTGGCTACATCAATGGGACATTTGAGTACGATACCGATTCGGCGCAGGAATTGTTTAACCGCGGGTTAGCAAATCTGAAAAGCCGAAATGAAAAGAAGGTAGCTTACGAGGCTACATTGTACGATCTGCAGGCTGATATTGGCGATACGGTACAGATCGCAGACAACCGGCATCAGGAAAAGATATACCTTTCCGCCCGGGTGCAATCAGTGCGGAACCATTATACGGTCCAGGGCGAGGATACCGGCGTGCTGGCGAACTATACCCTGATGGAATCCAAACCCGCCAAGACTGTCGAAGAAATGATGGCAGAGCTGAAAAATAAGATTGTGGATATTAAGGGCGCCGAAGTAACCTATCAGATCGGAGAATCCGGCACTAACGCACCGGCGGGGGAATGGCTGGCA